CCAAGTGTACAGGTAGGATCCTCTACAGGGATCATGAGCGTAAGTACTGATCATTACTATGCCTATGTTAAAAGCAATGCAATTCTGCAGTATGCCATAGGTGGAAATCAACAACAGTTACCTGTTAATATTACAAAACAAAAGATATATTTATTGTCTGCAAGCCAGGGAGATATCAGTATTACTGATCCCTATGTAGATATAATTATAATTTAACCGGGTTCGGGGAGACTAACAGCTGGTGCGTGCAAGAGATTGAGAGACTATAAAGGCCACATACAGTTGACGGTTATCCAGGCGGGGCCTGGAAAGGCTACAAGGTAGTGTAAAGTAGTAGCGTAAGTTTAAGTTCTAATCTCTTGCGGCTTAATCACAAGCGCTGACTACCTACAGTAGAGCAACAAAGACCAACAACCTATGTAAAACCATAAAAGCGTCAAGATGTTGTATTTTGTGATATATATTATCTTTTACATAGCTTTTTGGATATATGCTATCCGAACAGCTGAATTTAATCCCTATGATTATGAACAAAGTGATGAAATGGATGCCAATACTAGGCATCGTCGTAATTAGCATTTCCTATGCTGTAAACAATTGTGAAGTACAGGAAGGAATTGTAGGTCTTGGTTTGTTTTTGTTAATTGCCGACCAGGGCTTTAAGCTCTTTGTTAAGAGTAAATAAGAAACTATGTGATAGTAGTTAGTTGGCTTGGAACCGGACAGTGCACTACTGTCTGGTACCTCGCTTTTAGCATCAAATAATCCCATAAATAAATAGATAAATAGCCAGAAATTTAGTATATTGAAGTATAGTATATCCCTGGAAAAAGTCATTTTTTCAGGGTTTTTTAACCTTAAAACATGACAGTTTTATGAGCGAGAAAGAAATATGGGAGAAGTTTGAACGTATGGGGCGCATCATCTGGAACCCCAAGACGGAAGAGTACACAGTGAGTAGTACAGTTTATGATATTCTGGGACGTAGGCGCAAAGGAATTAGAAACCTGGATGAGTTAGCAATAAAGTTCAGATTAATCTGGCCTGCAGGTGTTAAATCAGGTGGTCTTTATGTCAGATCTGGTATCACTACTATTCAAAACAAGCTGAGAGTATTCTTTAAGAGATATCCCCATTACACAGATGATGAAGTACTGGCTGCTGCTCAGCGTTATGTAGACGAAAGCAGGAGAGACAACTACCAGTATATGAAGACCGCAGAGTATTTTATTCTTAAGAATGATGGATCTACTCTTGAAACTTATTGTGAAATAATCAAGGCTAATGAAGTGGATAAGCCTCAACAAAACATTAGAACAGCATGAGACCTGATTTCCTGGCTGAAGTTGCCAAGGGACAGTTGGGTCTTAATGCAGGCTTACCTAATTGCTTTGATAGATTCAATAAGTTTCTCTTCGGTACTCATAAGAGAACATACTATGCAGTAGGAGGATTACCAGGTAGTGGTAAATCTGGCTTCGTAGATGATAACTTTGTGTTATCCCCTTACTTTAAAACGAAGGATAAGGGCCTTCCAACAAAACACTATCATTGGCATTATTATTCCTTTGAAGTGGATTACCTGTCCAAGCGAGCCAAGTGGACAGCATACAGACTATATCAGAAGTATAATGTCCTTTGTGATAGTAATTTCCTGTTGGGGAAAGGTGTCATAAGGGATCTTAACGGTAAGGTTATTTCTAGCCCTCAGAACATCTCCTATCATCCTGGCCTTGAGGCTAAGATAAAGGATGTCACTGATGAGATAGATGAATTATTTGATCATATTACTTTCATAGATGACTCCATGAATCCTACGGGAATCTTCCGGGAAATTATGGCCTGGGCAAACTCACATGGTACGTTTCATTATGAGAACTATGATATCATTGAGGATTATACCAAGCCTCATATAGTCAAAACAGGCTCAAGAATATCAGGATATACGCTACATAATCCTGATGATATTAATATCATTATTGCAGACCATGTTGCGCTGGCTAAGCGTGAGAGGAATTATTCACTGAAGGATAACATTGATAAGTTATCTGAGTATTTCATCTTCCTGAGAAATAAGTGTGATTATATTACTGTACCAGTAGTCCAGTTCAATAAAGGACTTACTGCTATCGACAGGCAGAAGTTTAAGAGAGAGTTACTTCTACCTAGTCTTGAAGATTTCAAGGATACAGGTAATATAGGCCAGGACTGCAATGTAGCATTGGGATTGTTTAATCCTTTTAAGATGGATTTTGAAGACCATCTGGGGTATCCTATCATGCCTAATTTAGGTAGTAGGACCAGACCAGCCTTTGAAGATAAGTTCAGAGCTATCAATATTATGAAGAATAGAGATGGTGAGGAGTGGAGACATATTGGAATGCAATACCTGGGAGGCCTGGGTAAGTACACCGAGCTTCCTCTTCCTGAATTGTTTGATCTAGGCACACAGAAAGTAGAGAATTATATAAATATTAAACCAATTAACAGTACACAGTATGCAACAAACGCAAGCACAAACTAATCCCTCTCAGGTAGTTACAGGAATGGGAGCTATGGGTATTCTAATAATTGGAGATGAAGGTACAGGTAAAACTGCCAGTCTCCGTACATTACCACCTGAGAATACTCTGATTGTTCAACCTAATACCAAGGATTTATCCTGGGGTGGTTGGCAAAAAAGTTATAATCTAGGTGAGAACCTGATTAGGGTGAAAACACTCAATGAAACTATCACTGCTATGGGTGCTGCTTATCAGTCACTGGAAGCCCAGGGTAAGAAGATCAAGTATATAGTGGTAGAGGATGTGACTCATCTTCAGAATGAGAGAACTACATCCCAGTCATTCATTAATCAGAATTCTGGTAATGCAGCTTTTGCTAAATGGAATCAGTTTGGTGCTGATTTCAGTAGACTTATCTCTGAAATTCCCAAAGTACTTCCTGCTCATGTGACCCTGATCTATGTAGGTCATGTGGAATCTAAGGAAGACGGCACTGTAAGTATGCAGACGGCTGGTAAACTCCTGGATAATTCTATTAAGGTACCCAGCTATTTCACATATGTCCTTCACTCCAGGGTTCTCAAGGGAGAGAATGATGTGATACAGCGTGTGTTCCAGACTAATTTTGATGGAGTCTATAAAGCTAAGACTCCTATGGGATGCTTCGATGATCTTTATATCCCCAATGATATGAAGGCTGTTGTTGACAGGATCCAACAGTACAAACTAGAGAACAAGTAAGTAAATTTTTAACATAATTTAGTAAACAGAATGAGTAAACCAAAGCTAGATTTACTAGCAACAATTCAGTTGAAAGAGATCACCGGCGTAGTCGGATCCAGAATCTCTAAGGTACAGAAAGTACCTCTCGATGCAGACATCAGATTATTTGCAGATGGAAGCTGTTACCCCTCTAAAGCACTTGTTGAAGAGTTCCAGTTAGAGTATGCCAATAAAGGCAGTGATGCCCCTGAGTATGGCTTTGATATCTTTGAAACAAGTAAGTGGTCTATGTGGCCTGAAAACACTGATAACTTTGTTATGATTGCTCAAGTGAGTAAGCATGCAAAGAAGGTGGATCTGTTCGGCAAGGTTACTTATGATGACCAGAATCAGCCAAGGGCATCTGTACTCAATCAGGGTGCTGGAACATTTGGGAAAAGGCTTATCGGTATGTTGGAAACAACTTATGGAGAAGAACTTTTTAAATCTGGAAACAGCTTTGTAGATTTGATTATAGTAAGAGATTCTCCAATTTCTCCAGCGCCTAACAATATCTACAATATTCCAAAACTGATTGTGAAAGGAGATAAAGCTGGTACTTATACTTATGAGAGAAGGGAGAACCTGACTATCTATCCTTTGATTATAGGTACGGAACTAGCTGCTGAAGCTCCTATGCAGGATGATGCTGTTGGAGAGATAGCCAGTCTGGGCACTCAATCAGAACCAGATTCTGGTATGTATGCAGATGAACAGCCTCTATCTCTATCAGATGATGAGCAGAAGGCTGAAGCCGCTCTTAAAGAGGCTAATGATATTCTGGGGACAGAAGGGCAGTAGAGTAGTATCCCCGGGGTATAGTACAATAACTTAAATATTTAACTTTTAATTTTTAAAACAGAGAGATTATGATTGAAGTAGGAATTCAAGAGAATATCAAACTAGTTAAGGCAGAAGTGAAACCAGATTCAAAAGGCAATAGCCTTAAAGATTCATTAGTTATAGGTCTGGAAGTGGCTACTGGCAGCTCATTTAGTTTGAATTCATTGACCAGTGCAAACGAGACCGTAAATGACGGTAATGACCAGGAGTTTTATTTCTGGCCGTTTGATAATAAAGATAGAGATGGTGCTACCGTCCCTTTCAAGGAAGTAATCAAAAGGATTAAAGACTTCCAGGCTCAGCTCAACCATATCCTGTCAGGGTATATGGTAAAGACAGCCATTGAGCAAAAGTGGGATGCTGTATTGTTCCAGAATACTGGGATTGTAAAGGATGAGGACGCTTCTATTAAGCTTGTCCAGGAGGTTCCTTTGAATACAGTTTATAAGAACCTGGCAAATGGTTTTGTGGAATTAATAACTCCATTCATATCTGATGCAAATGCACCTCTATTCAGAGTTAAGCTTATTCGTCAGAGTAAGTTGAAGCATTTCTCCAGGATCCCTCGTTATGCTCCATTTTGGGAGCCTATGAGTATTCCTAAAGATCAGTCTAAACTGGTTTTCACTCAGTGGGAGATTGATAATGGCTTCAATGATGGTACGCCGTCAGCCGATGCTCCTAGTCCAGACGGCAGTCCTGATAAGTCAGAACAGGATAGCATTGATAATGTGTTTGGATTAAATCAGGCGGCAGCTAATTAGTCATGCCTGACCTGCTTCAAAGATTAACGAATGAACATATACTCTGCAAAGATTCAATCCTTGAACAGGTAGATCCTTATACTCTTTATTGTTATTACTATGGTGAAGAGTTAGTTATAAATCAGCCTGTGATAAGTACTGTTAGGGAGGACGATAACCGTCCTTCCTTCTGTATTTATTATAAACATGGTAGGCTCAGATATCACGACTATGGTAGAGGTGAAAATGGTGACATTTTTGACTTTATTAAGAAGAGATACGGGCTAAGTTTTAATGATACCCTCAAGAAGATAAATCATGACTTTCAGTTGGGATATGAAGGAGAAGTACAACGAACGGAACCTGTCATAAAGCTCACACCTAAGATCAAGGTTAAGAAGGAACTAAAAG